ATCATAACTTTGACGAACTTAAAAAATACCTATATAGTTTTGAATTTAATCAACAAGATAGAGATCGATTTTTTAAACTTTTATCATTTTGGGACTCAAAAAGACGAAAAAGCTTTAATAAAACTTTTATCAATTTAGCATCAGTATTAGAGGTATAGTATGAAAAATATTTTAAAAAGAATTTTTGGTATTACTGAAATGGAACGGGCATTAGAAGAAACCCGTAAACAAATTGAGAAGGTAGAAGAAACCAAAAAACAAGCAGAAGCGGCAGCAGAAGCGGCATTAAAAGAAGCAGAAGAAGCCAAACTAACACCAAAGGAACGTGCCAGTGCTAAAAAAGAACCTTGGGTTAGTGTTTTAGACACCAAAGTAAACAAAGATAATGTCCGAAATGGCTTCTTTGAGCTTGACTGGAACGAGTATTTTATTATACAATTACGACAAGCAGGTTATGGATATGAAAGTGATCCCGAAGAAGAAATTGTAGATCGCTGGTTCAGAGACATTGTCCGTAATATGCTTACTGACGAAGGGTTAGATCCTACAAGAGGATCTGGTTATATTAACGTAGTTCCAATTTCAAAAGGTAAGTCAGAAGTATCATGAATTATATCCTTGTAGATACTGCTAATACATTTTTCCGTAGCCGTCATGTAGTTAGAGGAGATGCCGATATTAAAGTCGGTATGGCTCTCCATATTATGTTCAACAGTATCAAAAAGGCTTGGTCGGACTTTAAAGGAGATCACGTAGTATTCTGTTTAGAGGGACGCAGCTGGCGTAAGGATGTTTATAAGCCATACAAGCGAAACAGGCAAGAGACTCGCGATGCTATGACGCCAAAGGAGCAAGAAGAAGATAAGCTGTTTTGGGAAACTTTTGATAAATTCAAAGAATTTATTAGTGAAAAAACTAATTGCACTGTTCTTCATAATCCTGTTTTAGAAGCCGATGATCTTATCGCAGGGTTTATTCAAACACACCCTAAGGATCATCATATCATTATCAGCACTGATAGCGACTTTCATCAATTGATTGCACCAAATGTTGTGCAATACAACGGTGTAATGGAAACTACCACTACACACGAAGGAATTTTTGATAAAAAGAATAAACCTATTATTGATAAAAAAACTAAAGAACAAATTCCAGCTCCAAACCCTGAATGGATATTGTTTGAAAAATGTATGCGTGGAGATAGCGGAGATAATGTTTTCAGTGCATACCCTGGTGTAAGAACTAAAGGTACTAAAAACAAAGTTGGTTTATTAGAAGCATTTGAAGATAGAAATAAGCAAGGTTATAATTGGAACAATCTTATGCTGCAACGTTGGGTAGACCACGAAGGACAAGAACATCGTGTAAGAGATGATTATGAGCGTAATAAAATGCTAATTGACCTTAAAGCTCAGCCAGAAAGGATTAGAACCGAAATGACTAATACCATTACTCAGGCCACAGCTGAAGCTAAAAATATTAGTCAGGTTGGAATACGTTTGCTAAAATTCTGTAATCTTTACGATATGAAGAAAATTTCTGATAGTATTCAATTATATGCTGAACCATTTCAGGCTAAATATCCGAAATGATCTGCTTATATAATCAAACTTGTCCTAATAAAACCACAGACTGTATGGAGACAGAAATGAATATTAAAGCTAAACCTATTGTTGATGGAAAGTTCTGGTTTGTAGAAGATAATGGAGTTAAAGTTGGCTTATTACACAAACTAGAAAAAAACAAATATGTAATTAGCAGTAAACAAGGCGAGACTCAGCTTAAAAAAGATGAACTTGTAAAAACATTTGGCAATGACTTCTTTCAAGTTAGTGACAATGTAAATATTGACACAGAAGAAGTTAAAGAAATGTATGGTTATCCTACAAGTTGCCATCCATACAACCCAATATATGATGTAAAAAGAAAACTCCCACTTTTCACAAAAAGCCCTGCCAGCAAAAGCCTTTATTGTGCAGGGTTTTATACCATTAAATTTAATAAAGGTTGGGTCCGAAGCTTTTGCCCTAAATTGATTACTATTGAACGTTATGAGAATCGAGGCCCATTTAAAAATGAAACAGAATTAAAGCAGGCAATGGCTAATGTCAAATCCGATTAATACTATACCTATTCAGCAATTTATACAACAAGTAAAAGCTGCTGAATTAGGAAACCAACGTGAAATTAAATTAGACATTAAAACTGCCAAAGTTTTAGCATTTTCTATAGCAGAGCTAAGTTCACGCTTGGTTCAAGACTATGAAACTTTAATTCAAAACCTTAAAACCTCAACTCCAACAGAAAGTATTACTATACAAATGGACGGGGGCGGCTTCAATAATAACGGATAAATATATGCGTACTTAAAAGGACGTATATGTCAAGACCAAAGCCTAAAATACTTTTAGAACACGTTAATAAAAAAAATTATAAAAGTGAACAAATTTTAGAAGCAGAGGCTATTTGGGCTGTTTTCTATAAAAGTGCCCCGTTCAATTTAAAAAGTGCTAGTAATATAACTGATTATCCTGGACCAAAATATAAAAAAGTAAGTTTTAGTAATCCTGGTCATGCACATAACTTAGCTAAAAAGTTAAACCAAATGTTTAATAGCTCAGACTTTGAAGTTGTTAAGCTTACAAAAGGTGAAATTATTAAATGATCTCGAAAGAGACCTATACCAAAATCTTCCTACAACAAAAAGATAGATCCACTGACAGTGCCAATGTCAAGCACCATCTTTACAAATGGTGGCAAAGTCATCGTTCAAAAGAAGTAGGAGGATTAAGATTAAATTATGAAGGATTCAAATTTCTCACAGAAGAATTGGAACTGCAAAGTTATGAAATACCATTTACCGAACCAATCGACCTAAGCCCCCAAACTATTATATTCTTCGACCGTCATATGGACAGTCCATATTACCTTACTAATCAAATGATTGTGGTATTTTCGGAAAAGAAAAGCTTTGAGTTGATGTTGTTTTCTGACGACATTCGTAAGTTTGGGTTAGTAAAGGCAATGAACGCACAAAACAAATCTAACCAAAATGATGAAGATGAGTAGAAAACTCATTGACGCAGACATCTAAATAACATATAATACTCACATAGCAACAAATTATTAACGTTCATTTTAACAACAGGAGTATATATGAGCGAGATTTCAAGCCGTACAGTAGGTCCCAAAGCAGCCAAGAACAGCCTACGTCGTGCATTTAAAGCCAAGCGTCCTTTGTTCTTGTGGGGCCCTCCAGGTATTGGCAAGTCAGATATTGTTAAACAAATGGGCGAAGAACTCAATGCTCATGTAATTGATATCCGTCTTTCATTGTGGGAACCAACTGATATCAAAGGTATCCCGTATTTTGACTCTAATGAGAGCAAAATGGTTTGGGCACCGCCTATCGAATTACCCGATGCCGAAATGGCTGCTAAACACAAGACTATCATCCTCTTTATGGATGAGATGAACTCTGCGGCTCCTGCTGTACAGGCAGCGGCCTATCAGTTGGTTTTGAATCGCCGTGTTGGTACTTATCGTTTGCCAGACAATGTACATATTGTTGCCGCTGGTAACCGTGAGACTGACAAGGGTGTTACTTATCGTATGCCTGCTCCGTTGGCTAACCGTTTTGTACATTTGGAGATGAAAGTAGATTGGGATGATTGGTTCCAATGGGCTGTGGATAACCGTATCCATAAGGATGTAGTTGGCTTCTTGACCTTTAGCAAGAAGGACTTGTACGACTTTGATCCAAAGGCAGCTAGCCGTGCATTTGCTACTCCTCGCTCTTGGACTTTTGTCAGTGAGCTTTTGTTTGATGACGACGAGAGTGTAGATACTCTTACCGATTTGAGTGCAGGTGCTATTGGTGAAGGCTTGGCAATTAAGTTTATGGCTCATCGTAAGGTAGCCAGCAAGTTGCCCAATCCTAGTGAAATCCTCAAAGGTAAGGTTAAGAAGATGGAGACAAAAGAGATCAGTGCTATGTACTCCTTAACTGTGAGCCTATGCTATGAGCTTAAGGATGCCTGCGACAAAGGTGCTAAAGATTGGAACAGTCAGGTCAATCACTTTTTTGAGTTTATGATGTCCAACTTTGAAACTGAGTTAGTTGTTATGGGTACCAAACTTGCTCTTACCCAATATCAGCTGCCTTTGGATCCAGACGAGATTAAATGCTTTGATGACTTCCACGCCAAATATGGTAAGTATATTGCGGCAGCTACTGAGAAGAAGTAATTTGGTAAGTAGAACAATTGACAGGGACTTAGGTCCCTGTTATACTATATACTAGATAAACAGGAGCAAATTATGAGTCATTTAGATCCTATTGTAGATAAAATTATTGTAGCCCGTGTTGGACTACTATTGCGTCATCCGTTTTTTGGCAA